TTATTTTTGTAATAATCCTTATTTTGGGATGCCTATTACAGGTCCTACAAACCCGATTGGTTGCAAATTAGTTGTATATAAACCAAATAATCCTCAATTTGCTACACAGGGAGCAGTATCATCCAGTACCCGAATGCTAAAGTTGAATGTAAACACAATACAAACAAATTTAGCTGGTTACAAAAAATCAAAAATAAATCCATATTTGTATAAAAACAAGTCTCAAGGATGCAATGCTCAAACGCAATATCATTTTCAAAATAAAGTTAGTTGCATCTAATTAGCATTATCCACTGGGAACCCAGGATGAATTTATGGATTTTTCATAAAGATAAAATATTATGAAATATGATAAGGATTTATCCTTCCCGAAGGGCAGGAGGGATAAGGGGCTGGAAATCCGAAGGATTTCTGAAGACCTGGGTTCCCCGCTACATCTAATCCACATTTATATCATCTATTATATCATCTTTATCGGATGCAAAATTATTTAATACGTAATTTACAGCAAAAGTAGCTATATCATCATCTGTTACATTGACATTTTCTTTTTCTTTTTCTTTTGGAAAATCACATTTATCTTCATATGAAGTATTGAAAATATATTTCTCTGGAAATTTATTATATGGAATTCTATATTTTTCACACCAATACACAGATTTTTGAATGTTAACATGTTTTATATTTTCAATTTTATCTTCTCTATTCTTATTTTTTACCATAGAAACTAACTGGTTGTAGAATTCTAATTGTTGTTGACCAATCATAATATTTGTTTCTTCTATTCTATTTAAAAAATAATAAGATAGATTATTTTTCAAAATAGATTGGATTGTGAGAGAATCATCCTTTACTTTTTTTATATTATTTAACAACGCTTCATATTCTATAGTAGAATCTTCATTTTTAATATAGTTCTTGCATATTATATATTTTTTATGAGAAAAAACATTGCTTACATTTGGTTTCATAATTGTTACTTTATCAAATATATTTGATAAAATAAAAATTACCTCAACAATTGGTTTATAAAATATATGATCTATCTGTATTATGCATGTTCCCGTTGGTTTCATCAAAGAATGAACAATAGAAATAATTTTTAATAATTCGTATACATATTCATTTATTTCTTCATTTTTTGTGACTTCTAATTCAAAGAACATAAAATCAGCGCTATTTTTTGAAAAAGATTGTAATTTTTCATTATTTTCGTAATTATAAATTCCCCCTTCAAATCCATTATGTAAATCATTGCATTCTTCTCTAACTGTATTTAAACATTCTATTGTTGATAAATGATTTGGTCCAAAGTGAAAAGACTGTATAGAAGGAATAGAAGTGTAGAAATCAAATATGTTTAATGTATAGTTTATATCCAATAATTCATAAAAAGTATTTGAAAAAGGTTTTAATTTACTAACAGAAAAAGAAGAGCCCGGTACTTTTTCATATATATACTCGTATTGATTTATAGATGACATAATATTTTTGACATCTTCTGTATTATTTAACGTTTGAAACAATTTATTATTTTCTTCTAAATAAAAAAATAAGGTGTGACCTGTAAAACAAGTTTTTTGGGAAGTTAATTGTAACTCAAATTCTAATGGTACTCTAATTCTTGGTAATGTATTATAACTCATATTAGTCTACAATACATTTGCATTATAATTTTAACCTTTTTACGACATAAAACATAAATTTGGAGATATTTTAAAATTTGTTCCGGTCTTCTCTCTTATTTCAGATACAGATGACTCTTTATTGTATTCAATGAGTGTTAACCCATCGGGGTCTATTGTAAATACTGCTAACTCGGTTACTATCATAGAAACTACATTTTTTCCTGTAAGAGGAAAATCACAGTTCTCAAGTATTTTATGGTTTCCATCTTTTGTACTATGTTTCATCGCGACAATTACCTTATTAGTAGAAGATACTAAATCCATAGCTCCACCCATTCCATTCATTGATTTACCCGGAATAATCCAATTCGCAACTGATCCGCGTCTATCTACTTGCAATGCTCCAATAACTGTAATATCAATGTGTCCGCCTCTTATCATTGCAAAAGATTCGGATGAAGAAAAGGTGCTTGACCCGTCTATGTGAGTAACAGTTTCTCCTCCTGCATTAGTTATATCAGCGTTAACCATATTCATTTCTGGATAAGATCCTATTCCCAGTAATCCATTTTCGCTGTGCAACATTATATTTAACTCGCGTGGTATATAATTTAATATACTATTTGGGATTCCTATACCCAAATTAATATGCATTCCATTTTTAAATTCTTTTATAACTCGTTTAGATATTACTTTGTTGTTATAATAATTTTTTAATTTTACATCTAACGAATCTTTTATTTTATTACTCATCATAATAGTATTTTTATCTTTTAGATGTCTACTAACATTATTTATCTGACTTTTTAATCTATCTATAAGAATTAATTTATTGGCTTCTGAATAATGTGTTGTTTTAAGTGATAATATTAATTTTTCTTTTTCCTCGGATTTAACGACTCGGTCTACATATATTCCAGGAAGATGAATTTCTTCCGGTTTAAGTTCACCATTTTCAACAATTTCTTCCACTTCTGCAATACATATTTTCCCGGCCTTTGCACAATCTGGATTAAAATTTTGTGCAGTTGAACGAAAAACCAGGTTGCCCTTTTTATCTGATTTCCACGCTTTAATAAGAGAAAAATCAGTAGTTATTGAATATTCAAGCAAATATTTTTTTCCATTGATTGTTTTTGTTTCTTTTGGTTCACTTACTATATTCATTGTTTTCCCATCTTTATTATATTTTATTGGGATTCCTCCGTATTCTACCATAGTTTCGCATCCAGTTGGAACATAAAATGCTGGAATACCAGCACCACCGCATCTTATTTTTTCAATAAGGGTCCCCTGAGGAACCAACTCAATTTCAACTTTACCTGATAAAAAAATAATAGGATAATTTGTATTTTTTCCTGGATAAGAACAAACAGATCTTTTTATTTGTCCAGAATGTAATAATTTATCCAAGGCGGAATCTTTTATACCTATATTGTTTGATACAATGGTCAAATTTTTGCAACCTTTTTTACAAACCGAATGTAATAGCTCTTCTGGTGTACCGCAAACACCAAACCCACCTACTGCTATTGTTGATCCGTTGGTTATGTCTTTAATTGCTTCATGTGCATTTCTATATATTTTTGTATCCATACATTTACCAAAGATTAATTTTCCTCTTCGTCAATTACCAACAAACCTTGTAATTTTTTAGTTGTCTTTTTCTTCTTTGTTGTCTTTGGTTTCAATACAACGGTCACTTCTTCCTCTTCTTCTTCTTCCGGTTCAAAAGTATTGGAAGCAACCACTGGTAATTCATCTTCCTCTTCTTCACTCTCCAATTGAACTGTACTCGCATCCACATTTCTCACTTTTTTATAGACAAAATATCTATTCAAGAATGAAATCTTTTTCTCAAATACATTCATACCAATGGCTTTCCCATAATCATTTGCTAATCGTTTGTTTTTTTCCACGTCACGAACCATATTGTCATAGAGCTCACTAAATAGGCCAGAACTTTTTGGTAGGCCTAAAGATTTGCATTCTTCTGCTGTTAAATGAGCAAATCCGTAATTTTCCATTGCCCTATCCAGATAGTCATAATTTACTAAAAACTCATCAAAGTATTTATTGATTGATTCTTGATACACGCTAATCTTGTATCCTAAACACGTTATGTTGTCCTCAAACCTGGATTCGTCATATTCTTTTTGAATCTCCCAAATTTTAGACTCGCCGTCGTAGATTGATTCTGCTTCACCCATCTTTTTAGATTTCAACATTTTGTATACCAATTTACCATCATAACTGGTACCAATAAAATATCCATTAAGCGCTGTGCATTCAGAGACATTTCTCAGAAAACTTTGAAATGTATCTTTATTTGCAGCAAAATAGTGTATAGCAAATTGGCAAGAAGATACGTTGAATCCATTTGCACCTTTTCCAAGTTGACGTACTACACCGGCACCCAATTTTTCGGGATTACCAGAATACGTTCCAAATACTGCCCGGGTAATTTCAACTGCTTTATCGTTAAGCATAGCAGCTCCGCTTCGTATATTGTGGCTACTGTCGCCGTTTACAAACAATGAATATGGAACGTTCTTGTATTCTCTACGATATTTTAAAAATCTTGCACACGCTCCATCTACTTTGTTTTCAATATTATCTTTTGCGTAATCAACTCCAAATACAAAGGAAAGTTGTGCTTCAATCCATTTGTAAAAATCTCCCGCCTTTCCACATGCAAAATCTATGAGTATATCACCTCGTTTAGAAACGCTTGTTATAAGTTTCATTTTAACATATTTATTGTGAAAATCGCGCAACCCTCTTGTTTTATCGGAATTTCCAATGCGATTATAGTATACATCCGAATCATCATTGTCCTTGCCAATATTTTTACCAGTTGATATCATCTCCTTTGTAATTGGGTTATGAATAGATTGCCAATTGTTGTTTGCAACATGGTAAGCATTTCCGTAATTGGGCAATCCAGCGCGAAGTTCAGCCGTTTTATCGTAACGAACTCGCAATGGAGCCCATCTCCACCCCGAGTTTCTTTCCATATCATAACTAAACTCCACAATAGTATTATCTTCAAACACTTCTCCTTCAATTGTCTTCATAAACATCTCTCCACTTGAATCCGCTTCTAACATTACGTTACATATTCCACCATTTGGATCACTCGGTGAGGTAGGATAAAATCGCACGGCAGAATATTCTCTGTTAAAGTCGGATTTACCAAACTCTGGTAATTTGTCATCCAAAACATCTTGACAAGGATTACCATTCTTTTTTGGGTCAAATCCACACATTAAAATAAGAGTCTTATACTGCTTAAAAGACGTTAGACTCAAGGTATCAATTCCATCTTCAAATACAGGAGTTACTGTATCTTGCCCCGAGGTTTCTTTTTTTGTCTGTACTAAAAAGTCAATTGTGTTGAATTCGGCTGGTTTCCATTTAAATGAATATTCCCACGTAATCTTTTTCTTTTCACCTGCGACCCCAACTTGATTTGAACCAACTCCAAAAAGTGTTGGCGTAAAGATGAGGCCATCTGTATTATACTCATAGAGTCCTTCATCTATTTTTTTCAATATGTAGCCACATGCTTGAAAGATGTTAATTTGTTGTGATTGCGCCAAACTATTCGGATAAAAACTTTTTACAGAAAATCTCATTGGACTTATTTCTCCTTCAATTACAGATTCTGCATTTAATTCTTTCATTGCAGATTTCATAAGTTTAAACCGATTCTCTTTTTCATCTTCAGCATAATTCATAAATGGGCTACTTCTTACGTCACGACCATGATAATAGTAAATATCAAACGCAGCGTATAAATTAATAAATTCTCCCAACTTATTATGCAATACCAATTCTCCATCTATTAACGAGTTGTATAATTTCTCATTTTTTGTTTTTGCCCCAGTAAATATAACCGTCATATTTGTATTGATCAAATAAATTTTTCCGGATGAATGGATTAACATAAGGTGGCGAGCCCCGTCTGCCTTATCTGTTACGACAAAATTTTTCCGAATATTAGGAAAATTTGTATCTAATGATGTTTCATTTATATTTTGCATTTGAAGTGTCAATGAAGAAGGGCCTATAAAATTGCCGGGTTTTACTCTTTTATCGGGCTCGTATTTTTCGGCGTGAATTAACTTCATATAATCTTGAAGTATTTCACGTTGTTCTTTATAGGAAACCGGATAATTTGTTGATTGGAGTCCACATAAAACATACTTGATGCATTTTCTCAAGGACTCAAGTATTTTGTCCGGGTTATTAAATACCTGTTGTCCCGGACCAATTTTTGAATTGTTTATTTCCAATTCAATCTCGTATATAGGTGAGTTATTAAACACGTTTGACTCTGATGTAGTATATGAGCGTTTGAATCTATATCGGTCTTTTTCATCAGGAGATGAAGTTTTAACAATACTCAAGTCTACAAGTACTGGAAAATCTGGATGTTCAAATGTTACACGATTAATATAGCGAAACTCCTTCTTAGACTTTTCCCAATTGCTAATAATTGCAAAGGCTTGCTTTCCACTAAATGCACTTATCTCTGTTTCTACACTATAAGACACGCGAAAATTAAAATCGTCAAAGTTAACCTTTCTTACAGGACGATTTGTCTTTTCATCAAACGCCCCCGTCTTTTTTTCAAATCTTACACAATTTTTGTAGTTTACATTGTCCAGAAGCTTTTTAATGTGATTTGTTTTACAATATTCTTGAATTGCCGGAAACCCTTCTATTTCAGTACGAATATTAGACAATATAAGTTCTCCTGAGTTTGGGTCGGAATACTCACTTTGTATGCGAAGCATACTTTTACCCTTTGTATTACTACACGTAAAACCCATTGTTTTTAAATACCGAATGACATTATCGTAATCAATCTTGGTGAGATATTTAATCCCCTTTGTGCCAAATTTTACTTCTAATTCATGATTCTCTCTATTCGCAGATTGTGACACAGTCTTATTGTAAAATAATGTCATCATTTCTTGAAATAACTGTTGCGGAATTACATTTTCTTTTGGGGCAACATTTTTATATTTAGATGTCATTTTCGTTGTATATAAATTACACATATTTTTATATTGTTTATTCAATTTTTCTTATTATCAAAGAACACAAATTATATATGTAGACAAATTCTTGTTTATCAAATGTGATTTCATTTTCTCAAAAAAAAAATGAAATCATTTTAAACAATTTACATTTCTATAAACAACATAACTACACAATGACGCCTAAAGTTCTCTTGCTACTTGCCCTTTATGCAGTTTCTATTCTTGGACAAGAATTTATTCTTGAAAAGTTTATCCTTTCATTTAATGAAAAGATAAATGGAATGGTATGCCATTATATTTCAGATCATGCAAATAAATCTATGATTTACAATTGTCATACAACATTGGTTTCAAACGGCGGTGAGTCAGAGATGCACTTTCTTGAAATTAGCGGGTTTATTCACGAAGCGGAATCAGAGGAAGATGAATCAGAGGAACATGAAGATGAATCAGATGAAGAGGAAGAGGAAGAAGAATCAAGTGAAGAAGAGGAACAGGAAGAAGAATATTTGGATGCAATTACAAACGATGGTCAAATATATGAAGATGATCATTCTGGTTTATACGAAAATTCCACAGATGCAACAGTTTAACAACCAATAAATTTAACAATTTCTTCGTACATTACTTTTTTTGTTACTTTTTTCTCAAGCGTAATATGAAGTTTGTCACATATATCCTTTAATTCATCGGACGTGTATGCTGAAATAGATTTAACAGGCTTATCTATATTTTTAATTTGATATAATGTATCTCTATACTGTTTTATCTTATCACCCGATGCATCATGCTCATATCCATAGTTTTCATTGTCTTTAACAATAACAAAGGTTTTATCTCCAACTTCTTCTTCTTTTCCATCACATCTTAATTCATAATATGAACGATTCATTACAACAAGTATATTTATTTTCTCAATTGCAGCCAAAGCAAAAAATGTGGATATATCAATACAAGGTTCATTCACTAATTTATTTTCTATATGAGTTAGAGAGCCACATTTATACTGTTTTAGTTTTTTCTTTTCGCATCGTAATTTTTCTACATAATCAATCTTTATTTTTTTTTCCACAATGACATTTTTATATTCAATAGATTGATACGTTTCTATATCATGAATCATTGCATAAAAACACCAAAATAGAGAATCTTTTTCTTTTGGAAAAAATATAGAGGGTAAAACTGGTTTTATTTCTACTGCACGTAAAACCTTTTTATCTGTTTTAACTTCTGTTTTAACTTTTGTTTCGTGCAAAAAATGCTTTACTGATTTTTCTAATAAATCAGAATTTAAAGTATAATCTTGTAATAAAGAAAATACATGATTATAATTTGATTTGTTGTATCGTGACGCCATCCTTAAGATCTTTTACTTGAGAAGTCTTTATTATCTTTTGCAAAAAATGTATTCTTATACGTCTCCTTTTGTTTTTCAACAAATTGTAAGGAACTCTCTTGAGTGGTAACATAATTAATATATTTCTTTAAATCTTCAATTACATCACTTTTTAAGTCTGTTAAATTTACATGGACACCGTATTTATTTTCATTAAGAGTCACGTCTTTAAACAAAGACAATTTGCGAAGTAGCCCAATTTGATTAAATTTTGACATATTTTCAATGCAATCGCGCATTTGGTTTAATTCTTGAATATAATTTTCGCTATACAATTGTTCGTTTTCCTCTTTTACGCATAAACTCATTATGTATTTACAAAAAAAATATATTTATATCTGTTCCGATACATAATATATTTATTCTTCTAAGACTAATGTCGGTTGTTTTGTTTTTGGCTTTCCTGTATAAGTCTCATTCTGCTGAACTAATTCGGCAATAATGGAAATATACTTGTCATTTAGTTCAAACCTTTGACCAATTACCCGAGCAGTAAATTTATCCCCTTCTTTTACACTTGCAAATTTTGGTACGTTGTAATGATGGTCTCTGGCAATAAATACAACAAATGGAGATGGAGTTTCTGTTACGCTCTCTGCACGTATACCAGCCTTTGTTATGTTTTTTGCTACACATTGCAGCAACATTCCTTCCACAGGGAAACAAACATCGCATTGAATGACTACTTCAAAATTAACATTTATTCCTTGAATAATTCCACTGGAATAAGTTAGAATTTTAGTTGAATTTGGTCTTACATATCCTTCTACTACACACTTTCCTTCAAAGTTGGCATTTATATTGTTTTCAATAGTTTCCTTCATGTTTTTTCCGATGGCTGAAATAGGAAGACTTACATTGCGAGTAATGAGACACTTGGAATAAGCTGAAATAATTTTTAATTCCTTCTTCTTATATTGAGATGGTTTTTGTGATGATTCCATGATATATAACATAAATAAGATTCTTTTATTTATATTTCAATTTTATTATTTTCTTTTACTGAGCTGTAGTTTTTTTACCTTTCTTGGTCTTCTTACTATAAGTTACCGCTTTACCACCAGTTTTTCCTTTGCCATCAGTCTTTCCTTTGCCATCAGTTACCGGTTTACCACCAGTTTTTCCTTTACCACCAGTTACCGGTTTACCACCAGTCTTTCCTTTGGCATCAGTTACCGCTTTACCACCAGTCTTTCCTTTGCCATCAGTTACCGCTTTACCACCAGTCTTTCCTTTGCCATCAGTTACCGCTTTACCACCAGTCTTGTTTGCTACTACTAACTCATTATATTGTTTGTATTCTAAAATTTCAATCATTTGGGTTAAAATAACGTTTAACTCTTCATCGTACTCTTCATATTCTTCATATTCTATTTTTTCAATAATCTCGGTTAATATAATATATAATTCTTCATCATTTATTTCCTCCTCTTCTTCTTCGTCTTCCTCCTCTTCTTCTTCGTCATCCTCTTCTTCTTCGTCATCCTCTTCTTCTTCGTCGTCCTCTTCTTCTTCTTCGTCGTCCTCCTCTTCGTCATGTTTTGCTACATTCTTTTGAAAAAAGGATCCACCTATCATTGAACACTTTTTCTTAAAAGAATTAATATTTTTTTTGATTGTAGATTTTTGTTCAGATGTAAGCATGCTCTTTGCTCCACCAACTATTTTTTTAACAACATTTGTTAATAGGCCTTTAGTAACTTGTTTACTCACCATTTATATATAGTTAAGAATTTTATTTATCGTACAATATATAAATTCCTCCTAAAATAACCGCAAATATAAAACAATACATCATCTTTTTCTTCATTTGTTGCCATTCTACGTTGATAATTTGTTTAGGTTTATAATTTTCATAATACACAGAATAAAATTCTTCTAAAGTTAAACTCTTCTTTTCCAACTTTTTATTTATTTTATTGTGAATAAAATGAACCCACTTTATAAATGATGGCCTTGAATCCAAATACGGTGTCACTGGATATTCATCTAAAAGTAAACTAAACTCAGACGCAATATTTTCATTGGGTATAAACATGGGAAAATTCTGGATAAACTCGTAATACTTCTTTTTAGTAACATCATTTGGATGCAAAGGGTAACATAAAGATATTGTGTGCAATGTAAACCAATAATGAGGCCCCCATACAGTTGGATCTAAAGCCATTACACTAAAATAATATAAAAAGATATACACTTTAACATATAAGGAATTCTACACATGAATAAAATGAATAATTTATGTAATAATTGTGGCAAAGGAGGGCATTTGTTTCATCAATGTAAATTACCCATTACAAGCTACGGGTTAATTATATTCAGATCAAGTACAAAAGGTCTTCAATTCTTAATGATTCGCAGAAAAGATACTTTTGGATATATTGACTTTATTAGAGGAAAATACTCTTTATCAAACATACAACAAATACAAAATAGTATTAATGAAATGTCGGTTAGCGAAAAAAGAAAAATATTAGAAGAGCCATTTGAAACACTTTGGAAAAATATGTGGGGAGAGACAACATGTTCTCAATATCGCAACGAAGAAATTAGCTCGTCTAAAAAATTCAAATTGATTAGTAATGGTATTATAGTAGATGACAATAAGATCACATTGGCAGATTTAGTTAATAATAGCAATACAACTTGGTTTGAAACAGAGTGGGAGTTTCCAAAAGGAAGAAAAAATTACCAAGAGTGTGATATTGATTGCGCAATAAGAGAATTTGAAGAAGAGACCGGCTATAATAGAAAAAATATTACAATTGTTGAAAATATTTTACCATTTGAAGAAATGTTTATTGGCTCTAATCATAAATCATACAAACATAAATATTTTTTAGGTGCTATGAATAACTATGAAGATATATTGCATAGTTATCAGGAAACAGAAGTAAGCAAAGTAGAGTGGAAAACATTGTCTCAATGTTTACAAGATATTCGTCCTTATAATTTAGAAAAAAAGCGCATTATAGAAAATATTTATAAAGTGTTACAAGAATATAGATTATATTCGCAGTAATATATAATATGACAACAATGGAAGAAGAAATGTTAGACTCTGGATCTTCGTCTAAAATAAATATTGATGATATAACAGAGTTGGGTGCAGTTGACCAATCTGAAATTGTTTCAAATAAATTTTTATTAAAAAACTAGGTTTTGGAACGAGATTATTTAAAAACCCATCCTAATAAAAATAGTTTTCTTTATCCGAATCTAAACGATCCAGAGTTCAACATTAAAATTGCGACAAAAAAAGAGTTTAGCGATACTCAATATGATGGACATATAGATGAAAATCTTTCTGTTCAAGAGCAAGCCGAACTATTAAGTAAAGCAGATTTTGAATTAGCTCCGCATCAGGCATTTGTGAAAAACTTTTTATCATTTCAAACCCCATACAATAGTTTACTTCTATATCATGGTCTCGGATCAGGAAAAACATTAAGTGCAATAGGCGTATGCGAAGAAATGCGTCAATATTTAAAACAAATGGGTATATCTAAGAGAATTATTATTGTTGCTTCTCCAAACGTACAAGATAACTTTATAATACAGATGTTTGATGAAAGGAGGCTTCAGCTGATTGATGGTATATGGACAACACGTAACCCAATTGGGGCACAACTTTTGAAAGAGATCAACCCTATGAATATGAAAGGATTAACAAAGGAAAAAGTTGCAAGTCAGGTAAAAACGCTTATTAATCAATCTTATTTGTTTGTAGGATACGATAGTTTTGCAAATTATATTATGCGTGTAGAATTGGGTCTAATATCCGAGTCCGGAAAAAGAAAACAAATGGGAGAGAAACAACGCGCTCAGTTACCAAAAGAAATTGAAAAAATGGACGAAATTAAAAGTAGGCGTCTTAAAGCAGAATTCAGTAACCGATTAATTGTTATTGACGAGATTCATAATATTCGCATAACAGACGATAATGAAAATAAAAAGGTTGCAACGTATTTGATGCGTTTAGTGGAATCGGCTGATAATATGAGACTTTTGTTTTTGAGCGCAACTCCTATGTACAATAATTACAAAGAGATTATATATTTATTAAATTTAATGAATGCAAATGATAGAAGAGCAAAAATTGAGGCAAAACAAGTATTTGATAAAGAAGGTAATTTTAAAGAAGACGGAAAAGAATTATTGATACAGAAAGCAACTGGATATGTCTCTTTTGTGCGAGGAGAAAATCCATTTACATTTCCTTATAGAGTTTATCCAAAAACTTTTGCCCCAAATAATAGCTTTCCTGTAATCCAGTACCCATTATATCAAATGAATGGAAAATCTATAGAAGAAGACAGTAAAATAAAAATTATTGATGTATATCCGTGTAAAATAGGAGAATATCAAGAGTTTGGTTATAAATACATTATTGATCGTTTGAAGCAACGCAAGATTACAATAACAACAAAAAAGGGGACCGTCCGGGAAATGCCGTCCTTTGAAAATATGGAATCCTTTGGTTATACTTTATTGCAATTACCGCTGGAGGCATTGAATATTGTTTATCCCACTGATCATTTGGAGGATGCTGTATTACAACTTTATGGTGAAGCTGAATCTGAAGTAGAACAAGTTATAGCTTCTCAAGAAGAAGAAAAAGAAGAAGTAGAAAAAGAAGAAAAAGAAGAAGAAGAAGAAAAAATTATTTCTCCTCAGCAAGATGAAGACGACAAAATTGTAGTTCCTCAAGAAGAAGTCATTATAGTTCCCGAAGAAAAGGATGAAGAAGAAGAAAACTCAGACAAACCAACATCAGATAATATTCAGTGGGAACCCGATAAACCTCTGTTAACGGTATCTGTAGGAACACCAGTTAATAAAAAATTGGGGTCTTTAGTATTAGATGAGGATGAAGAAGAGGATGAAGAACAAGAAGATGGTGCGGTAAGAGAGGAAGTTGATTTGCCTAATTTTGAAGAAGAAGAAGAAGAAGAAGAAGAAGAAGAAGAAGAAGAAGAAGAAGAAGAAGAAGAAGAAGAAGAAGAAGAAGAAGAAGAAGAAGAAGAAGAAGAAGAAGAAGAAGAAGAAGAAGAAGAA